CTACTGAGTTATCTGCTCAAGAAGAAGTAAAAGAATTAACTCACTCTCCAGAGGAAGTGGTTGGTTCAAGAAATTTAAACTTGTATGCTCAAAAAAGAGCCGCTACTACATTTGACTTAGTATTATCTAAAATCTCTAAATAAACAAAATGGCAACTAACACATCTATCACAACTTCTTATGCTGGTGAATTTGCTGGGAAATATATTTCTGCTGCATTATTATCTGCTTCTACCATTGAAAATGGTGGAATTGAAGTAAAACCAAACATCAAGTACAAAGAAGTAATCAAAAAGATTGCTACTGATGACGTACTTAAAAACGCAACTTGTGACTTTGATCCTACATCAACTGTTACATTAACTGAAAGAATCATCCAACCAGAAGAGTTCCAAGTAAACTTACAATTATGTAAGAAAGACTTCCGTTCTGACTGGGAGGCTGTACAAATGGGAGTATCTGCTTTTGATAGCTTACCTCCATCATTTGCTGATTTCTTAATCGCTCACGTTGCTGCTAAAGTAGCACAAAAGAACGAAACTAACATCTGGTCTGGAACTAACGCTACTGCTGGTGAGTTTGACGGATTAGTAACTTTAATGACTGCTGATGCAACTGTTAATGATGTAGTTGGAACTACTGTTACTGCTGCTAACGTAATTGCTGAACTTGGAAAAGTTGTTGATGCTATCCCTGCTACATTATACGGAAAAGAAGACTTATACTTATATGTATCTCAAAACGTAGCAAGAGCTTATGTTAGAGCATTAGGTGGATTCGGAGCTTCTGGTTTAGGTGCTAACGGTACAAACGCAATGGGTACTCAATGGTGGAACAATGGTTCTCTTTCTTTTGACGGAGTTAAAATCTTTGTTGCTAACGGACTTGCAAGTAACTATATCGTAGCTGCTGAAAAATCTAACTTATACTTTGGTACTGGTTTATTATCTGACCACAACGAAGTAAAAGTTATTGATATGGCGGATATTGACGGATCTCAGAACGTGAGAATCGTAATGAGACTGACAGCTGGTGTACAATACGGAATCGGTTCTGACATCGTTCTTTACACTCCTGCATAAGTAACACTTAAATAAAAACAAAAGGGTAGGTAAGCCGTATAAGCCTGCCTACCCTTTTTTAATTAATCTATAAAACATAAAAACATATGGCCTGCGATTTATCATTAGGAAGAATTGAGCCTTGTAAAGATTCAGTAGGTGGTTTAAATGCCATTTACTTTGTAAACTTTGGGGACTTAGGTGCCATCACTTATGATGTTACCAATACTGATGTTATTGATGCGATTGCTGGAACTCCAAGTGCATATAAATATGACATTAAAGGAACTTCAACATTCACACAAAACATCCAATCAGACAGAGCTACTGGTACTACTGCTTTTGAGCAAGTATTAGAAATCACTTTAAAGAAATTAAGTGTAGCTGACCACAAAGAGTTAAAATTATTAGCTTATGGAAGACCACAAGTTATCGTTGAAGATTACAACGGAAACTACTTCTTAGCTGGATTGGAACACGGAATGGATGTAACTGGAGGTACTATCGTAACTGGTGGTGCAATGAATGAATTAAGTGGATACACTTTAACGCTTACAGGAATGGAAAGAGTTCCTGCTAACTTCTTAGGAGATACTCCTACAGCAGTTGGATTTACTGTAGTAGCTGGTTCTTAAACACAGTACTCTTAAACATAGAAAGGGGGAGGGCTTTATGCCCTCCTTTTCTATTTAAAACAAAAAACATACTTTTCAGTTATCATATTATGATAAGATTATTACCAAGTACAGATGCTCAAACAATTGCAGTTATTCCAAGGGAATTTCCAACTGTTGATGTATCTTTTGATAATATCAGCTTGACAATAACAGAGGATGGTACAAACAAGTCTGAGACTATTACGGACATTGAAGCAACGATTCCAGATAGCAATAGTAATTTTGTATATATGGATATTGCATTTAGTATACTATCTGAGGAGAACGCATATTATTTAGAGTTTACTAAAGCAGACTCTTTATTTTACAGAGACAAGGCTTATGTAACAAGCCAAACTGATGATGAGATTGTTCACACTATAAATACTGACAAATACAATGAATATGTTGGTAATGGTGATGATGAATATATAGTATTATAATATGAAACACAGAAACATAACAATACAGCCAAAACAGAAGGTTCAAGGTTCTACAAGGATCGTGAATTTATCTGGATACCAAACACCAACCGTTAAGGAGGTTTACGGCAAAGATTGGGTTCAATATGGCGAAGATAATGACTACTTTGACAACTTAATAGATAAGTATTTAGGTAGTCCTACCAATGCTCGTTGTATTAATGGTATTGTTGATATGATATATGGCCGTGGCCTTGAAGCCACGGACTCTGCTATTAAGCCAGAGATGTATACTAAAATGAAGATGCTCCTTAAATCAAGAGAGATTAAGAGAGTAGCCAATGACTATAAGATGCTTGGTCAAGCTGCAATTCAAGTAGTATACAACAAACAAAAGACAAGTATAGTAAAAGTACTACACTTTCCAATGGAAACATTGAGAGCTGAGAAGGCTAAAGATGGCAAGATTAATGCTTACTACTATCACCCTAAATGGGCTGAGATAAAGCCTTCTGATAATCCTAAGAGAATACCTACTTTTGGTTGTGGTGGTAAATCAGACCAAATAGAGCTTTATATATTCAAGCCTTACAGATCTGGTTTCTATTACTATGCACCTGTTGATTACAATGGTTGTTTACAGTATTGCTCACTTGAGGAAGAAGTATCTAACTACCATATCAATAACATAAAGAATGGCTTACAGCCATCTTTACTGATTAACTTTAATAATGGTGTTCCTAATGAGGAAACTCAAGAGTTAATTGAAAGAAAGATAATGGATAAGTTTAGTGGCTCTTCTAATGCTGGTAAGTTTATTCTTACCTTCAATGAGTCTGCTGAAAGTAAAGCTGACTTAGAGCCTATACATTTACCAGATGCTCACGCTCAGTATCAGTTCTTAGCTGATGAAAGTAGAGAGAAGATAATGCTTGGACACGGTATTGTATCTCCAATCCTTTTAGGTATTAAAGATAATACTGGTTTTGGTAACAATGCAGAGGAATTAAGAACTGCTTCTATCCTTATGGATAATATAGTTATTAGACCATTTCAACAAGCCATTTTAGATGGCTTGGAGGAGATACTTAATTTCAATAGCATCTTCTTAAACTTATACTTTGTAACATTACAACCAATTGAGTTTACAGAATTAGAGAATATATCTACTAAAGTGAAAAGAGAAGAAGAGACTGGGGAGAAATTATCTTCCCAGGCTAAATTAGACTTCTCTGATGAAGAAGGGGATGACTTGTATGCTCAGTTAGAAGAGATGGGAGAGGTAATTAGCTCTGATTGGGAGCTTATACACTCTGAAGAGGTTACTAACGACAATGAAGAGTTTGATTTAACGGCTTTAGCAGTTACAGAGAGCGATTCTAAGGCATCTGCACGCTCTTCTCAAGACAATGCTGGGTATAAGGTTAGATATGCTTATTCTCCTGTTAGAGAGTCTAAGAATAGCCGTAAATTCTGTATGCAGTTAGAGTCTTTGACTAAGAAAGAGATTGTATTTAGAAAAGAAGACATCTCACAGATGTCGTTCAGAGGATTAAACAAAGAATTAGGTCACAATGGTCAAAACTACTCTTTATTTAAGTTTAAAGGAGGAGTAAATTGCCATCATTTTTGGGAAAGAAGGGTTTATAAGAAGAAAGTAAGTGCTGATACGGAAGTAGAAGCATCAGATGCAGTAAAAGATGGTTTTAATGAGCCTACAAACCCAAGTGAAGTACCAGTAAGACCTACTGATATGCCGAATAGAGGTGCATATCCTAAAACTAAGTAAATATGGCAGAAAAGGCACTTTTTATAACAATAAACGACCTAAAAAGGAAATCAATCATTGATGGGAATGTTGATGCTGATAAATTGATACAATTCATTGAAGTAGCACAAGATACTCATATACAGAATTACTTAGGAGGTAAATTATACAATAGATTGCAAGCTTTAGTAATATCTGGTGAAATTAGTGATGCTGGTAATGTTAAGTACAAGAATTTGATTGACATTTATATTAAGCCTATGCTTGTTTGGTTTACGCAAAGTGCTTACTTGCCCTTTGCTATGTATCAAGTTAGTAATGGTGGTGTATTTAAACATAGAAGTGAAAATGCTGAGACTATATCTGTTGAGGAGTTAAATTCTATGTTAAACAGAGTAAATGAAACCGCAGAGTTTTATACTCGTAGGTTTGTTGATTTTATGGGATTCTATAGCCAAGACTATCCAGAGTATAATGAGTCTACTAATGGCGAGATGTATCCAGATCGTGATGTAAACTTTCATTCTTGGGTACTGTAATGGAAAAAGGAGAAATTAAAACATATAAGCCTAAAAAGAGTAATATAATAAAGTTAGAAGCTTATTTAAAACAAATAGAAAAGGATGGCAAACACAATAAATTGGGGAAGCGTATATTGTGAGATGGAGCAAGATGGCTCTTTTGGAGCTGACACATTTTGGAGTACTAACGCAATAAACGACATAGCATCTCCAACTTGTTGGGTAACATTTAGAGTTTCAGCAGATAGTACTTTATTTACAGGAGATTCAACTACATTAACCGCAGATAGAACACAACTTTAATAAAATAAAAAAATGGCAAAACAAGTAATTAATATTGGAAGCGTTGCAAATGATGGTACAGGAGACCCATTAAGAACGGCTTTTGACAAAGTAAACGACAACTTTACAGAACTGTATAATGATGATGCAGGAGATGTAAACTCAGTATCGGCAGGTACAGGCATTTCAGTAGACCAAACTACAGGAGCAGTAACAGTAACAAACGCATCTCCTAACGCAACCCATACAGGGGATGTAACAGGAGCAACTGCATTGACTATTGCAAGTGGAGCGGTTACAAACGCTAAGATGGCTGCTGATTCAGTAGATTCTGCACAGTATGTAGATGGTTCTATTGACACAGTACACTTAGCTAACGATATTGTTACCTATGACAAGTTAGGAGTAGAATTTACAAGCACAGAGGCTTTAGGTAGTGTAAGTACAACTGCTACTTTAGACTTTAATACAGACCAAGTATTTACTGCTACAATGACTGCAAATACTACTTTTTCGTTTAGTAATGCGAATATTGGTAT